ATAAATCTAAATAACATTTAGCTATAAGCATATAACTTTTTATTTTGCTAGAATGTAAGCATTGATATTAATAAGAGTAGAAATATGTTTTTTCGTAAAAGCAAAGAAAAATTAAGTGAGCAAGTAAGCGCATCAATATCATGCTTCAAAGAGTGCTCAGAAAAACTAAAAAATGGCGCTCCTATTTACCCCTTCCCTGGCAATGCGGATTTATTTTTCAATGTGTTGCGAGTTGGTACGCATCAACAGCAAATTCAAATGGAAGAAGTGCGCAAAGCTGTTTACGGATTTAACCCACCTCGACACGTTGACCACAATTTATTATTTGCGCATTGGCTTGGTAATTACGGTGTAACGGGTTGGGGCTATTTAGAAGATGAAAACGGCAAAGAGTTAAAATTCACCCGCGAAACGTGCCGTAAAATATTTCTTGATGAGTCGCATAGAAACTTTTTAGTTCCGACACTAATAAACGGTGCAAGCGATGCATACGCGTATTTAGCTGATGAAGCAGTAGAGGCCATAGAAGAACTAAAAAAGCGTTAGCGTGGGATTCAAGCGGCAATCAGGCTACTTTAGATACTTTGCTGCGGACACCTGTCAAACATTTGTCGCCGCACTTAAAGAAAATGCTTGAGCAACTACAAAAACAAAAGCCGAATCTCACAGAAAAGACACAGGAATTATTAGGCGCTTTTTACAGATTAGATAGAGAGCGTGAGCGGGTGGGTCAAATGGCAAGCCCGCAGCATATTAAGCAGAGTCAAATAATTGACTACATAAAAAATAATGGCTCGCATGGATTCGAACATGATTACTTTGAGAAGATTATTTTTGAAATTGACGAAGCGCATTTAAAAGCGTTTTACGAAAAGCAGAAACAGGAGGCCAAAAAGCATGGCTGATGAAAGAATTATCCGAATACGCTTAGATGGTAGCGGCGCGCGTACTGAGGCTGGAAAGACTAACAAGGCGGTGCAATCTGTTGGTGTAAGTGCTGACAGGGCTGGCGATTCACTAAACAGACTATCAAGTGTTGCAAGTGCTGTTATTACGGCTTTAGCAACTAACCAAGTTTTAGCTTATGCGGATTCATGGACGACTGTTAACAACAGATTGAGACAAGCAGCTAAAACCGCTGACGAGTTTAATATTGCTCAGAGAGGAGTTATTGAAATTGCTCAGCGCGCATCTGTTGGTATTGAAGGTGTTGCAACTGCATACTCTAGACTTGCTCAAGCTACAAGCGAGCTTGATTTATCTCAAGAGCGATTACTTGATTTAACCAACAAGCTAACGCTGGCGCTAAAGGCTGGTGGCGCAACTGCTGACGAGACAAGCTCGGTAATGATTCAGCTTGCACAGGGTTTAGGTTCGGGCGCATTGCAGGGTGATGAATTAAGGTCAATCCTAGAAGCTTCAATACCAATTACAAAAGCTTTAGCAAAAGAGTTCAACGTAACAACTGGCGAGCTTAAAACGCTAGGCTCTGAAGGCAAAATAACTGCTGATAGAGTTGTAAACGCAATTGAAAACATGGATGAATCAGCACTTACTTTTACAAAAACATTTTCTGATGGTTTAACCAATGTTAGTAACGCTTTAACTGTTTATGTCGGTGAAATTGATGAGTCAGTCGGTGCAACTAAATTCCTTGGTGAATCACTCCAAACGATTGCGCAAAATATTGGCTTGATAACTGATACAGTAATCGCCTTAGGGGTTTTGTTTGGTGCTAGACTTGCAGGCGCTATAGCATCATCAACGGCCGCTATGATTGCTTACGCTAGAGGTGCGCTAACAGCAACGGTTCAGACGAACGCGCTGGGGCAAGTAGTGGCTAGAAGTACAGCTTTAATGAACGCTCAAGCTCTGGCGGCTCGCGGTACTTCTGCTGCATTTGCTCTAATTGGTGGGCCTGCTGGTGCTGCATTCTTGGCTGCTGCTGCGATAGTTTACTTTATATCGCAAGCTGAAAGTGCAGAGGAAAGAAGTAAGAGGCTTGCGCAGGAAGTTGAAAACCTAAAGACTAAATATTTAGATCTAAACGAAGCGCAAAGACGCATTGAGATCGCCAAGCTGAACACTCAATTCAAAGAGCTTCAAGCTGAATTAGTGGCAGCAAATAAGAGGCTTAATCAGTTTAAAGGGTTTGCAGAAAGCCCAGTTAAGCGTGAGGGGGTTAGGCAATACAAAGCGGAGGTTGAGCGATTAAATATCGAGCTTGATAAGGTATCACAAAAGCAACAAGCGGCATTTGGTGCAGGAATAGATCAAATAAACTTCACTGATGCGACAAATCAAAGCGAAACAGCGCCTACCAGTAGCGGCTCAACAACACAACAGAGTAGCAATTTAACTGAGCGTTTAACAAGAGAAAACCAGTTAATTCAAAACTCATTGCTAGCTAGACAAGGCATTTACCAGAAATACTACCAAGACGCTAATGACCTGCAAAAGTCTGATTTTGAACGTGCGCAAGCTCAACTATTAATGGATATAGAATTGCAAAAGCAAACCGAGCAAGAGGCTTTTACACAGCGCTTACAAGCAATATCAGATAGGCAGTTATCTATTGCTGAAAACAAATCACTAACCGATCAACAAAAAAGCGAAGCTAATGCATTACTAAGAGAGCAGGCAGTTTTGGCTCAACAAGAGTTTGAAAATACTCTAACTCAAATAACGGAAGAAGGTAACGCAAGAAGACAGCAATTAGACCAAGCAACTTTAAATGCCAGAATAAGCGCCTACTCAGGATTTGCTAATTCAGCACTATCATTGATTAGCGCGTTTGGTAGCCAATCTGAAAAGACACAAAAGAAATTTGCTATTGCAGAGTCTATAATCAATATAACTGCGGGTGTAGCTAAAGCCTTAAATAATCCGTACCCAGCAAACTTAGGATTCGCGGCGCAGGTAGCGGCTCAAGGTGCGGCACTGGTTAGCACTATAAAAGGCACAAGCTCAGGCAGTACAGCAACGCCAAGCATTAGTGCACCATCAAATAGCGCGGCATTCTCTAGGAGCTCAGCGCAGGCTAGTGAAAACCAATCACAGAGAAGGGTTATTGACTTGAGGGGCTTTGAAAGTGGCGGTTATTTAACTAAGCAACAGTTAACTGAATTACTGCAAAGCGACGATGATGTTATACTAGCTAGCAACAGCGGGCAGAATCAAGCGCAACGCACAGGACTTATAAATGGCTGATAACTTATTTAATAACTTGATAGTTACCGACTCAGTGCAAGGCGCTGAGTTAGTACCGATGAGCAATAATGTTTTTGTACTAGGTGGCGAGGGTGGTGGCATTGATGGTGCTGGCGGCATTTGCAAGAGCATTATAGGCTTTAGAAACTCAATTCTAACCTCAACAGTAAGTGGGCAGCAAGAGGATTCAAACTATCCATTTTCTAACTGCTTAGACTATCGAGACAATACACAATATAGCCCATCCATCGCTAGCGGCTCAGTCGTTATTGAGTTTACCCAAACCGCTAACATTGACCTCGATTACATTGGTATTGCTATTCATAACGGACGAACTGCTAATTTAGTAGGCTCGCTTGAAGTGCAAATAAATGGCGTCTGGGAAGTGGTGGCAACGTTTACTCCTATTGGAGATTTGCGCACTATCTGTGAGAAATTCGACACTGTATCAAGTCGCAAACAACGTCTAACGCTTAACTTTGATTCAAAGCTTTACATAGGCACGATATACATGGGCAAGTCGTGGGAATTTGACAGAATGCCTAACGTTGGCTTTACTCCTGCAAACTCTAACAATATTGATGAGGTTGTTAATTTTCAATCAAACACCGGGCAATTCATAATCTCAAGGCGCAAACAAGTTGGTTACGCGCAATCAGGTGATTTTGACTTCATCGCATTTGATGACATTAACGTTAACTACATTGACTATATGCACCATGTGAAAGATGGTAAGCCGTTTTTTATGAAATGGGACAGTGAAGCGAATCAAAACATTTTCGGGCAACACGCAAACCCCAATAACTTGAGAGCGCCAAGTTACACAAGCCCAAACACTGCTACTTTTAGTTTTGAAATGGTGGGGTATAACTAATGTCATTTGATAACAATAAAAGCTTACACGGCACAAAGGTAATTCAAGCTGTTGCTATATATCCAAACGCTTGCAAATATTCAACGCCAGAAGCTCTGGCTGCTGGCGAAGTTGTTTCTGGTGGCGATTACTCAGATAGCTACACAGGCAATGTGACGGTATCAGGTGGAGATATAGCATTCTTTTCAGCGCAATTTATTAGCTACATAAAGATAGGTGTGGAGATTGCTCAATGCACCATTATTGATGCGTCAACAGTGCTACTGCTAGAGCGCGGAGCTTTTGGCACAACCGCAGAGGCTATAACAAACGGTCAAGATTTAAGGGTAGTTCACCAAGGCGAGGCAGACGGCTCATGTCGCGGCTATCCTAAACGACCAGACGGCAAAGGGTGTTCTAATGATGATAGTTTTGATCCAAGCGTTACTAGAGAATTTTTGATAACCGATACTCAGTTAGTGGCAGGTGAAATTTATTACAACGGATTGCGATCAATCAGTCACAGCCCGACACTTTTAAAGCCAGGCAAAGAGATTGCTAAAAACGCTAGCGTAACAGTAACCATTAGCGACAATACCGATGATGATGTTTATTCTGTGCCATACCCAAGCGTTAGAAATAGCAGATCGACTTACTTGCGCAAGCTGCACGCTCGCACTGGTGGATATTTAAGAAACCGCAAAATGATAGTTTATAGCGGTTTTACTTTTGGTAATACATTCGACATTAACGAGTGCATATCGCGCGAATATATCATTGATGATTTCAATATTAGCAATGATGACGTTGTTACTATTCGCGGCGTTGACCCGCTTATCTTTACAGAGGAAGCAAAAGCCAAGACTCACGATGTTAGCGCAGGCGTATTGCTGGCTGACATTAACAATGCATCGACACAAATAACTCTTAAAAACTTTGTTGCTGGAGAGTATGGCGCTGACGGTGAAAGCGGTACAGTGTTAATTGATAGCGAGCTAATTGATTACACTGTAAATAATAGCGCCACGGGTGTTTTAGATATTGTTAACCGTGGTGTTGGTGGTAGCACCCAAAAAGACCACAAAATAAACGCATCTGTTCAAAAGTGTCTAGTGTTAACTGACTTCAATCCGATAACTGAAATAGTTAATATTCTGCAAGATCGCACCATGATAGAAAGTCGATTTTACGATGATTACACGGCCGTAACAGCCACCGTACCAAATAACAGCGGGACTGTGTACGTGCCAAAACCTGAAAGCATAAAGTCATTTATAAAAGCAATCATTCGCTCGTGGGCTGAAAATAATATTAGCCTATACTTTGATGAGCTTGCTAAAAAAATACGTATTAAAGCGGTTGGAGACTTTGAGCAACAACCCATAACTATTACAGATACAGACATCAAGCGAGACAGCGTGCGCATTGATAACAAGTATCAAGATCAAATTACTCGCGCTTCAATCGGTTTTGCGCCATTTGACGCAAGCAAAAAAGTTAACGATGAAAACAGTTCAATATTGTTTCAATCAATCAACTTACAAGCAGAATCAAGCGGCACACTTGAACCGCAAGAAGACAAAACGTTTTACTCTAAATTCTTAACCTCTAGCGATACTGATGTGAGCATTGCAGTTGGCGGCGTGTCGCGCATTGCAAACGTAAACACTAAGCCGCCGCAGGAATACACATTCACGCTTGATTATGAAAATTACGGTAATGTATCAGGCGGCAAGATCGAAGAGGGCGAGATAGTAAACGTTAAAACAGAGCTTTCAATTGATGATGATGGGCAGCCAATGTCACAAAACTTGCAAATTCTCAGCATAAAAGATGATATGAAAAATAAGCAGATACAAATTAAAGCTGTCACATATCAGGACGTTGTAAACGAGCAGGACTTTGATTTTGTAATTAACGAAAACAAAGAAAATTACGTATTAAGTGACGAGTTTGCACCAACGGAAGCTGGTGAATACACTGTTTTTATAGCCTCTAACGTTACAATCGGAGCAACAAGCACAAGTAGTTATGCTTTTGATGCAGGCGTTCAAAGCGATGGTGTTACGCTTAAAATAATACACAGAGGTCAAATTCTTGGGGCTGGTGGTGATGGTGCGAACGGCGTGTTTGCTTTTGATATTACAGGAGACTCACGCATCTTCACTTCTGGCTTGCAAGGCTTGAACGGTGGTGACGCAATAAATTTAACAGTACCCACCATCATAGATACAACTCAAGGTGTTATTTACTCGGGAGGTGGTGGTGCACCATCGACAAACGCAATAGCTGACGGCAGTCAAACTCCGCCATTTTTACTTCCAAGTAACGGCGGCAGCGGTGGACAAGGTTATGTAGGCGGCAAAGGTGGCCAAGGTGGAGTCTCCAGCATAGAATACCTTGGCGAGCCAGTTGATGAGTATGGGGCTGACGGCGTTGACGGCTCAAGATCTGGGCCTGGCTCACTTGCTAGTTTGAGTGGCGGCGCCTGGGGTTCAAATTCTGATTCAAGCATTGCAAGCGGTGGCTCAGGTCAAGCAGGTTATGCAATACGCTCAAACGGAAACAGTGTTACAATCATAGGTGATAATGACGCAACAATTCGCGGAAAGAGAGATTAAAATATGGCATTACAATCATTTACTATAACCATAGGCGCGCTAACTGATGCGGGTAATAATGGTAAGAACTATGTGAACAATCAGCCTGTTTACATTAAGCGCACAAACGGAACGCTAGCAAGCATTTACCGAGACTTAGCTGGTACTTCGCAAATTAACCAAGACGGCTTATCAAACGTAACAAACTCAAATGGGCAATTTACATTCTTTGTTGAGGCTGGCGATTACATTGCAGAGTATGATGGTCAAGTCACACCGATTACCGTTGTAGGCCCTGATTACTTCAACAGTCGCATTGACGATGTAACAGAGGATTTGCAAGATCAATTTAATTCGCTAGCAATTAATTTTAATCTATCACCTGCTGGTTTTGATTTTGCTACTGGCGGCACGCTAACAAGTAACTCGCAAACCGTAACAGACGGTAGTGGCAACGAGTGGATCTACACTCTTGAAATACCAGAAGGCGGTTACGTTGTTGCGGCTGGCACAGTGCCGAGTGAGCCAACTTATAAGCAGGTTACATATACTAACCACAACAATGCAAGCAACCGCAACGCTGTTGGGGCGCATGATGACATTTATATTCGCTCTCTGACTACATCATCGGCAATTTTAGAAGATGCACCAGTTGGCACTAGATATGAATTTACTGACTTAAACAATGCTAGATATGATGTTGTTGACATATCCGACTCAGGCGGTTACTACATTGCATTAAACTCAACTAAAAAATTCAAGCTTATTTACTCAACTAGAGTGGACTGCGGACGCTTGCAATGTACTTTAGACGGTGTAACTGATAATACTGCTGAATTACTTTCTTTTTTAAATACGTTACCCGCAGACAGTACGCTGTCTATCTATATACCAAACAATTTGAAATACGATTTTAATCAAATAGTTTCAGTGTTGCCGTTGCGATGTAATGTTATAGATGATTCCTCAGTAAACGGCTGGGACTCTGTTGGGTTTAGACAAAAGGTGTTGCAGGTATACGAAAAAGGAGATGCGACAGGCGTTGTTGATTTAAATCAGGTTTTAAGCTCAGGACATAACGCTAGTCATGTTCTTGAAAATACAGGCGTTTCTGGTTCAGTGTCTGGCGACAAAAGAGTTGTTAGCTGGTCTTGGAGTTCGGGTAGATTTCAGCAAGACCAATCAGGTCTAAGATTAATGGCTCGCAATGAATACGCAAAATCGGCAGTAAGGGATGACATCTGGGCTTACACAGTGAGAAAGAGAGCGCCGTGGTTAGCTAAAGACTATGAAATTTGGAGAGCGGGGCAAAATTTTAGTGTTGATGATGTTTGTCTAGCAAACTCTACAAAAAGGTTTTATAAGGCGCTCAATGGTGGTGCGGCTGGTAATACAGAACCAAACCACACTACAGGAACAGCTAGTGATGGAAATATCACCTGGGAAGTCTTAGATATTGCAGCGTTTGACGCTACCGTTTTTTACATGGATGAACTGGGCAGAGTAGCAACAAATGCAGGCGCAAGCATAGGATTTACTCAGCGATGGAAGCAAGCGGTTCAGGATATAGAGAATATGCGTGTAGCATGGGAAGCTACTGGTAACTCAAAAAGCGTTAGATTGAGTCTTAGACCGACAAATGGCTCTGGCGTTGCAGTTGAAGTACCTCAGCTTCTAGCGTCATCAAGCGGTGGTTTGCGAGCTCTTGATTCGGGTTTAACAGAGGAATTTTTCAGACTTAGTGACTCTCGTGGATTCGAACTAGGTGCTTACGGACACAGAGAATTGACGGTTACTGATGGCAACGCAAGCCCAAGTGTTGTAGGTGTTGGCGTTGTCGTTTTTAACAACAGCTCAGCTTCTAACGTTACTGGTTTCAGCGATGGTAAGTCAACGCAAGAAATTACAGTTATATCATCAAACTCAAACACAACATTAGTTAACTCATCTACTTTGCGTTTAAAAGGCGGTGTTGACGCTGCTGTACCTGCTTTCGGAGTGTTAACTTTTATTAGGTGGTCTGGCTCATCGGCTTGGATAGAAAAATCTAGAAACTTCTAACTAAAAATAAACCCGCTTTATTAGCGGGTTTATTTTTTAATCCAATCTTTTAACTTGCTCCCAATCGTAGAGCCAAAGCGGTAATTCATTACTTGCTAACTACCTTTTTTAACATTGTAAAAATTAACGCCAAAACTTGCGCCGATAATCATGCCGAAAGCCGTGGTTATTGGTGAAAACAATTCGCCTAGCTTTTGAGTAACTGCGGCAACTTGCTCTGGAGTTTGACCGCTTGGCACAAATCCAAAAAACTCACAGACTAGCAATCCAAGCATAGTAAAAAGGTAAACACCATAGAAGAAAGTCACACATCGACTTAGCTGGCGGCGCATAATGCCATTAGGGTCTAAAACTTTTAACATTAGAGTTTGCGCTTCTGCTGACTCTTTTTTAGTTTCAATCATCTCAGTGGCTATGCTTTCAACTGTACTAAAAAATCCACCTGTAAAAATTGCTTTTATTCCTGCCAATAAACTCATTGCGTTAACCTCGCTATTACTGCGATTAATAATAAAAAGAACATAACAAAGCAGTAAAAATTAAGCTCTGCTATCTTCTTTCTTAGTTTGATATTTTCCTTCACTAGAGCGTGTGGGTCATGCGGGTTACATTCGCATTGCTCCGTCTCTTGCTCTTGGTTGTCTATGTGAGCTGTCATTAATAACTCCACATAACGCGATAGCCTTTGCGAGTATCGACATGCACGAAACCTTTTGCAACGCCGATACCGTTAAAGCCTAGAGCAATAGCGCACTCAACAACTCTAGCGCGCTGGTAGCCGTCTCTAACTTTTATATCCGCTGCTATACCTTGGGCATGAGTGCCTGGGATAGACTTGTGAGCTTCTTTTGAATGGCTTGGTGAACGGTATCCGCTATTGATAACAAAAGGGAATCCGCAAGCATCGCGCAATAAATCAATTCTCTGCAAAAACTCAGGCTGCATTTTGTTTTCGCCAGTTTCTTTGCAGTCAAACTCTGAGATGGTGAAGTTTTTCATTATTCTACACCTTTAGATTTTAAATAAAGCTTATCTTCTGCATTTCTGCGGCGCTCTAAGTTTTTAGCGGCCCTCTCTTTGCTGCGTCTATTTACTATTGATTTAATCAATCTATGACGCGCTGCTTTTTGTTCAAGTGTTAGCATTGTCATTCTCCAATTTTGCTAGCTGGCGTAAAAGCTCAAGCTCTAGCGCTTCATTCATCGTATTTTGTGCCGTTCTAATTTTGCGCAACAACTCACATCGTTTTGAGTGCTCGTATCTTGCGCGCTTAGTAAAGTCTAGTGTATTTTTTCGCAATACGTGCATCTCGCCGCAATTAAGTGGTGCGTGCATTTTCAAAACTAGACTATCAATCAAGTCTGCCTGTTCATTCAAGTAATTCACTACGCTTCAATCCTCATTTTCTTTTTGTATCTATATCTATATTGAGATGCGTGCTCACCTTTCATGTTAAGCATTTTTGCAATCTCTTTAATTGGCATATCAGACATTAAAACTTTTAGCTCATTGGCTTTTATCTGGCGATAAGATCCAGCTATGCCTAATCTTTTTCTTTCAGCTTTAATTTTGTAAATGCTGCAACCGGTTATTTTAGAAATTTCTTTTATTGACTTGTCTGTCTCAGCATTCATTTTTAAAGCAAGCTCGATGTTTTTATTTCTATCACTCATTACATCAACCCCATTTGATGTTTAACTAAATCATAGTGAGGTATTCCGCACCCATTGTACTTAAGCTTACTTGAGCATTGATAGTAAGCCCTAAAGCTGTTTATTAAATCACCACTAACGCCAGTCAACCGAGATAAAACGCACGTTCTAACGTGCGGATTATCTCTAATCAGGTGTTTGCTATGTTCATCAAGACCTGTAAGCATGATAAACCTCATCTAAATTACTAATAACGCCTAGAATCGCAACTGACGCTTTCATGTGCGTGAAATACTTGTTAGATCTTTGGGCGTGCCAGCCTGCCGATGTTGACTTTAGGTCAATTGCATAGTGCCAAGCCATTCCAAGCATCTCATCTGTTTCAGACCAGTCATAATAGCTGTTATCTTCGTTCTCATAGCGCACCAAAAATTGATTGTATGAAAATTGAAAATATTCAGCTTTATCAGTTAACCACTGAATCACTAACGAGTCTTTAGCTGGTTTCTGGTTTGCGATTGAGTAAGCCGCTTTGACTTGAATTACCATTTCATCGCTAATGTTAGCGTGAAAATTTTCAATGTCGTTTTCGTCAATAATTTTACTTAGAAGTGATGGTGTAAGTTTCATTGTTTATCTCCATTAGTTGATAGCTTGATACTAGCGAAGATAATCCGAATGGTGAAATAACATTTAGTTATATAGATATGCCAAAAAGAAAAAAGCCATCATAAAGATGGCTAGCAAGTAATGGAGTAGTAAAATAGCAGAGTTGGGAGACAATGCCTTTTTGAATATTATTTCACTACTCCTATTTAGTCAAATTTATTCCTCAGAAGGGAATGCCACAATTTTTACAATCGGGGTCTTGGTCACCGCACAGGTGACACAAGTCCCCGCTATTGCTGTGGGGCAAAGCCACCTTGCTGCGGCGCGAAGCCTCCCTGTTGCTGCTGGTATTGCTGTTGCTGTGGTGCAAATCCGCCTTGTTGTTGGTTGTATTGCTGCTGCGGTTGCTGATATTGAGCCTGCTGTTGCTGTGGTACTTGCTGACCAGTATGCACATAACCAAGCTTTGCATTTAAAATCTCAATGCTTAACTGTTGACCATTCTGACCATCAAAAGATTTAATCTTTAAAGCATCGCCAGAAACCTCAATCACACTACCTTCAACTAGTGCGCTTTGGTAAAACTGAATTTGACTAGGTTGCTTTGCAAAAATAGCACACTCATAATTAGTCCATTCATTTTGTTTAGTTTCACGATCATAGTATTTAACACCAAGACGAATACCAAAGCCTGTAGACTCGCCAGCCTGAAAGATTGAAGCGCTTTTATTTAATTTACCTACTATTGTATGGGCCATTTTATTTTCCTATTTAATTAAAATTGTAGTTTCACCGCGCTCAATTCTAGCGCCTGGTATTTCTTTTCCTGCTTTTAAGTCGCGCTTGATTGCGTTTTTATCAATCTTTGTTACGACTTCAATTTGAGCGTATTCATCTGGTATCACTAACTCATCATCAATAACAACACGCTCAGATCCTTTTCTAAGTGACGCAGTAAAAAGCGGGCACTGTATTTTGTTAATACCACTTTCTTGCATATTAAAAAGCAGGTATTGGCGCATAGACTTTTGTCTATTTGCTATCGCAGTCTTACGAGCTTTTAAACGGTTTATTTCATCATCAATGGTACTTGTGTCACCATTTAGGTTTTCTATAACCTTTAGCAGTGCAACTGCTTTATCATTAAACTCACCGCCAACAGCTTCAAGGGTATCTTTTAATGTTTGCTCATCAAAATCACTTGATTCAAGCTCTTTCAGATTGCCTGTTAATTCGTAAAGTTTAGCCATTACTTTCCAACTCCTGCTTTCTTGCGTCTTTAGCCCTTGTGAAAGCTTTAATGCCCTCTTCGTCACTTCTTCTTTGACACTTTCTAACGTGACCGGTAAACGCAGTTTGAAGCGCGTTAAGTGTCGTTAAGTGCTGATAAGTAGCAAGCTCTTTTTGCTTCCACTCCTCGTACTCCTTGGCTTGCTTAACTATTTCAGCATCTTTGTCATCTGCCTTTTTAAGTGCCAGTTCGTTGTTTAGCTCTTGCAGGTATTGATTATCCTCAAACATACCCATGAACACATCAGCGTTAAAACCAAGCTTGGATAAAGCTTTGCTAACCGTGTTAGTTTCAACTTTCTTTGCAAAGTCTATATCAACACGCTTTTTGTCGCCCATTCCTGTAGTTGCTTGGATTGCGTTCGATATTGGAAACTCAACGCGCTCACCACTTAGCAAGTAAAAGAACTTTGCCTTGTGCATTACAACGCCAAGCGATTCAAATAGGCTCATATCGAAGTCTGAAGCACTTAAACCAAAACCTTTACCGTATGGGCCAAAAACTTTTGTAGCCTCTTTAAGCTGGTACTGAGGGCTTACAGCGGTATATCCGCCGCGTTGATTCACTTTTTTGGTATGGCTAAGGTCTGTTTTCTCTACCTGCGACCAAATGCCTAAATTTTCACTACTCATCACCTACTCCTTACCTTATTAATTTGTAAGCATTGATAGGTTCATAACCTATTAACTTAATCCACTTTCTAGGCATCTTCTTTTTGCCTGCTAAAACCTCAGAAAGAAAAACCCTAGATACTCCCATATCTTCTGCAAAGTCTTTTTTAAATTTATAGTTACCAGCAATGTAAATAGTTAACCTTGCAAGCAACTGACCGTATTCAATCATAAATACTCCTGTTGTTTGGATGAGTTAACTTTATTTTAAGTTAAGCCTTATGTAAAGTAATTTTGTAATCTTTTTTTAGCTTGCACAATTATAAAGCAACTGCTACAGTTACCGAAACTTAATAGGAGATAGTGATGAACGCAAAGACTGTTGAAGATAAATTAAATAACATTTCGATACTAAGTAAAGATATTGAATATTTACGCGGTGAGTTTAACGGGAAGCTTTGGGGTTCTCGCTCTGATGGTGATGTGAGGCTAGAGCAGATAATTGCATTTGCGCAAGAAAACGAAGGTTTGCTTGAGTATATTGCTAAAGTAGCCAAGCAACTTAAATAGGAGATAGTAATGATTAAACTACCAGCCAAATTCACACAACTAAACGAGTTTCAAGCTCATAGCCTTTTATACGCAACACGCGAAGCTATGCAGCTACGCAAAAACAACAAGGTGAATACACGCACAATAGAAGGTAAGTGCGGCCTGGTATTTACTTTTAACTTTACCGATGCAGGTCATACAATTGTTAATTGGAGTGAGAAATGAGCGAATTAGTATCAAAAGAATTAGTACAAGAGATTGTAGAGTGCATTCAAAGTTGCAACTGGTCATGCCAAGAAGAAATTGAATGTTATATGCACTCAGCGATAAATGACACGGACGAATACGAGCCAGAGGACTGGCTGTATGGAAAGGGTAAAAAGTGGCTGGAAGCGCAAAATGATTAAGAGAGGTTAGTATGAGTGAGTGGATAGATAAAAAAGAGCGGTATGTTAATGATCATTTTGAATGGGAGTGTGGAGAAAAATCATTAGCTATAAATTTAGATTCTGATGAACCATACGCATTTGAAATTGAATGGGATGGTGATACTTGGTGCAGCATAGGAGGTGATAATTTTACCCACTGGCATCCGCTGCCACAAATACCAGAAGCTAAACACAGCCTATTTTAAATAAACCCACCACAACCAGCCGCTTAATTGCGGCTTTTTTGTGTCTGTGTGTTGACTTGTGTCACAAATGAAATTAATATGAGCTTAACTTAAACACAGGAGTAAGAAAATGAAACCAGAAAAGCAACACAAAACAATGCGTTTAGATAAGAAGTTAATTAAAAAGATTGATGATCTTGCTAAGCGTGAAAACAGAAGTTTTAACAATATGGTTGAGACTTTACTTTCTAAAGCGGTATAAAAGCCAGTTGGTCAGACTGGCAATTTAAATATAAAGTTACGAGGTAATTATAACATGATTAAATTTGAAAGCGAAAAACACTTAGAAGACTTTATATGCGAAAGCCTAGATGAGGGCGTTTGCGTTGTTGATAAGATAGATTTTGACACTTACAAAAGGCAATACAAGTGCGGTAACTATGGAGTTGCTGATATCGTGGCCTTTAACTGTGTTGAAATAAATGGCAAACCAGAAGTGCTTGAAATATACATTTACGAACTTAAAAACGAAAAGTTTTCAGTAAAACACTTGTCTCAGGTATCAAGGTATTACACTTACTTTAAAAGAATGGCCGAAGAAATTTACCCTGACTTAACGATAAGCATATACCCTAGCGTTGTCTGCCTTGATGATGGCCTTTCCGATGATGATTATATATCGAACATGGAGGATTTCAGTATACCTATTTATAAGTATTCTGTCTGCCCGAAAAGCGGTTTTAGAATAACTCAGTCTCAAGGAATAAAATTAAAGACGGAATCAATTGTAGAGTGCGATCATGTAAATGAACTTATGGGTGTTTAAATGGCTATTTACAAATCAAGTGCAGCAGATAAATACACTGTTATACCAAACGAAACAATGAGAGATAACTCAATATCTTTCGAGGCTACAGGGTTGCTTTGCTTTCTTTTAAGCCTACCTGCTGATTGGGCCATACATAAAAGCTGGCTACAAAAACAAAAGTTAGGTTGCGGACGGGATAAATTAACCAGATTAATATCTGAGCTTGAGGAGGCTGGCTATATAAAGCGCGAAGTTTCACAGCTTGAAAATGGCAAGTTAAACGGTTATGACTGGTAT